CCATCTAAAAAGGCAGCGGTCAAGAAGGATTCTCCTAAAAAGGCGACACCACCGGTTGTTAAAAAAACAAAAAAACTTAAGTTATTAATTAAATTTGACCCACTAAAAGTAAATCCAGATTGGTTGGTAAGTGTTCCTAAAATAACTAACCCAACTAAGTATGTTTTAAATAATAAAAAATCTTTTATTAATTGGTTTGATTCAACTTATGGTGACTATAGAGTTAAAAAGGATAGTCAATTTGTAAAAAGTGCTAAATTCGATTATTTTAATCACCAAAAAATAATTAGAGACTATATTAACCATAATTCACCTTTCAGAGGACTTCTCTTATATCATGGATTAGGTGTTGGTAAAACCTGTGGTTCTATTGCAATCGCCGAAGGATTTAGAACACATAAAAAGGTTGTTGTTCTTCTTAATAAATCTTTGAGTCAGAATTTTAGGGATAACCTTAAATTTTGTGGATTTGATTATTTCAGGACAAATCAGCATTGGTTCTTCCATAAATTTGAAAAGAAGAATGATAATATGAAACAATATGCGAAAAAATTGGATATTACAATTAAAAAGGATTTAAAGGGTGCTTGGTTTATAGACTTTAAAAAGGAACCGAACTATGGTAGTTTAACAAATGATGAGAAAGTCCAAGTAGATAGACAAATAGAAGACATGATAGATAAAAGATACACATTTGTAAATATGGATGGATTAAACGAAAAAAAATTAGAAAGTATGGAAACTAAACGAGCTTTTGATGACTGTGTGTTAGTTGTTGATGAAGTCCATAATCTTACCAATGCTATGTCTAAAGGTAGTCCTGGTAAGAGGGCAACTTATCTTGAAAGAATAATTATGGATGCTAAAAATGTGAATCTGGTATTCCTTTCAGGTACACCTATGATTAACAATCTGTTTGAAACTGCAAAATTATTTAATCTACTAAGAGGATATATCTATAGTTATGAGATTACAGCTTCGACAGACACTGACTGGGAAATGTTAGAACGAACTCTTTCGACTTCTAAAATAATTGATCAGTATTTTATTGATAAACGAAATAAAAAAATAACACTAACAAGAGTCCCAATTGGGTTTGTAAAGGCAAATGGAGGTATAGTGAAAAAAGACGGGGATAATATTTATACAGATGAAGAATTCAAAGAACACATTAAATCCTTTATTACAACAACAGAGTTTGCTGTTCGAAAATTTACAGCTTTCCCCAATAAAGAAGATGATTTTATGAAAATCTTTTTTGACAATAATAAGAATGAATTTAAAAATCTAGAATTATTTAAATCTAGAATTCTAGGTCTTGTTTCATATTACAGAACACAGGATAAAGGTTTAATTCCAGAAGTAACTAAAAATGAAGTTATAAAGGTTCCTATGAGTGAATACCAGTTTATGAATTATGCCAAAATAAGAAAGGATGAAATAGAGAATGATAAACAGAGAAGTAAAAATAAGAAGAAAAAGAAACCTAAGAAAGGTGGAGAACTCTTTGAAATTAAGTCTAGTTACAGGGCATATTCACGTATGCATTGTTCATTCGTGTTTCCGGAATCTATACCGAGACCTTATCCAACAAATGAAGAGGGGGAGATTATTGCTGAGGTAGAAAAAGATTTTGATGAAATAAAGGATAAAGAAAAAAAGAAAGAAAAATATAAAAGATATGAGGCAGATAAAAATAAGGCACTAAAGGAATTAGATGAAAAAAAAATCGAGTATCTTACGACTGAACCAGATAAATTAGAAAAGTATTCCCCAAAATATAATACTATTTTAGAGTCTATAAAAAAGAATAAAGGTACATCATTTATTTATACCGAATATAAAACACTAGAAGGTATTGCTACTCTTTCTATAGTTCTAAAGGCAAATGGTTATGCACCATTTATAATTAACAAAAATAGTTCCGGGGAATATGTTCAGGAGTATGAGAATCCAGAAGATGTGAATAAACCTAAATTTGCTTTTTGGGGTGGAGGTAAACCAGAGGAGAGTGAAATAATTAGAAAGATCTATAATAACGAGTTTAAAGATTTACCTAAAACATTGAAAGAACAGTTAGAAAAAACTTCTAAAACCAATCTTCGAGGGGAAAGCATCGAACTATTACTTACAACAAAAACCGGAGCCGAAGGTATTGACTTGAAAAATGTTAGACAGGTCCATATTGTTGAACCATACTGGAACCCTGTGCGTATTAATCAGGTTAAAGGTCGAGCGGTTCGTGTTGGATCACACATACAACTCCCTAAAAAGGAAAGAACTGTTGAGATATTTTTATATCTTTCAACTATAACCGATGAAATGAAGAAAACTGATAAGGTTATTCAGATGGATAAGGGTGGTTCCACTTCTGACGAGGTTTTATATGAATTATCTCAAAAAAAATTAGTTGTTATGGAAACACTTCTCCAACTAATTAAAGAAGCTTCTGTTGACTGTAGTTTAAATTACAACGATACTTACAGTCCAGACAAGCCATTTACATGCTTAAGTTATGGAACATCGTTAGATAGTTCTTATTCGTATATTCCAGATGTTACAAAGCAGACGGAAGATAAAGATTTGAAAAGAAAAATATTAAAAACATCATGGAAACCAGAAATTGTTTCACTAAAAATCAAGGGTGTTAAAACGAAATTTGCATTAAGACCAGCCCCAGATGGCGAACCCAAATTAATTTATGATTTTAATGTATTAAAAGAAAGTGGTAGACCAGGCGAACCGATTGGTGAAATTAAAACGAAGGCTGGTAAAAAAATAGTAAAATTTTATAAAAAAACTACATAGGTGGTGGTTTTAACATAAGACGTACAGAACAACGCGCAGTAGATCTTGTCGGATGAAGATACGACCAGGTGTTATGTCCAGTCTCTGGGTCTGTAGTTGGGTCCATAAACGTTCCCATAAGGTCAATTCTTAATTCCTCTATTATTCCTCCTTCTCTAAATGTGCCAATATAACCACTTTTGGGTTTTACGGTATAAGTATCTTGACCTGAACCATACTCAGATATAGTTGCTCCACCTGCTGCTGCTCCCCCATCTGCGAGTTCAGAAACAAATTTATCGAATTCTTGATTACCAAAACCATCGTTAGGTATAACAATTGTTGAAAGATTACCAAGTGACCTGGTATTAGAATATGATTTCAATGATTCGAATTTCCCCCCTTTAATACTAAAAACGAATGATTCAATATCTTCTAGGTCTTTATGAGTTTTATTAGATGTTCTGTCAATAAGACTAAAATGATTTATAGTAAAATATTCTAACATAACTTCTGTTCCTGGGGGATAGTGTATAGAGTCGTGGAATCTTACTACAAAATCACGGATATCAAAATCGTGTGATTCAATAGTAATATTATCTACATTAAATAAAGACTCAGATCTAGGATATTCTTCGTCCTTTACAATATCTATAGTAACAAGTGTTTTATGTATGATAGTGTTATCTGTAACTTGATATTGATTTGTAAATTTGTCTGGATTAACCTGACTTTTTAATTCCTTTAGTTCATCTCTTAGCAGTTGAAGTTCAAGGTTATTTGTTTTAGAAGTATCATTTAAAGTATTAAATCCTTTATCTGATACGTCAATATCATTATTGCTATTAGGAAGTACACCTAATGTATTGTCATCATGAGAGACATCAATATCTTGTAAAAGATTTTCATCAGAATTACTATATTCGCCTGTGTTCATTTCTGTTAAGAAATTATCATTATCTTTAGTATTAAATGTTTCTAGTGGTTCCATTATATTAGAACTGTTGTAGTCTTCTAGATAAGATTGTAACTCATTTGATGAGGTTTTTTGTGCAGCTTTAGAACTTTCTGGGATCATTCTATCCATACTTAAATTAGGAGAAAAGGCTTGGTCGAAGGTTTTAGTTTTTTGTATTTTGCCAATAAGAAACGGACAAATTGTTTGTATTGCGACTGTATTTAATTCATTTAAATTAAGACTATTTTTTTTAGATATTTTAAAGATAAGTTTATAAATTACATCTTTATATTGGGTTTTTTTATCTATATTATAGCTAATTTGACTATATATTCTTTCCTGAATTGATTTATATAAACTATCTACGTTGGATTTTAATAAAAACTGTGTATTCATTTAAATTATTATAATAAAAAAAAAGGAAGAAAAAACCTATATTACCTAGGTGGTATAAGATTTAGTCGAATAATGCATTGTGCGTCTACATCCCAAGGATACATATAGGTCCATGTTGAAAATCCATTTTCAGGTGTATCAGTAGTATCTACAAATGTTCCTAATAAATCAATATGTAAACTATCAATAATACCTCCTTCTTTTAATGTTCCTATATAATGGTCTTGTGTAGTAAAATTATAGGTAAATTGGTTTTTTAATGCTGCTGCTTGTGTTGGATTACCAACAGTCTCTGTTTCACCATATATCTTATTTTGAATAATAATTGTTGCATTATCTGTAAAATTATTTTGATTAGAATACTTTTTTATATGTTCAAATTTACCACCTCTTATTCTAACAATAAAATTACTAAAATCTTCACCTTTTATAGCTTCAGTAGTAGTTTTATTAGCTGATGATCTAGGGTATCCCTGAAATTTGTGTATAGTAAATGAATCCAACCAAACTTCTGTATTTGCAGGATAAAATAAACTATCATTAAGTTTTATATTATAATCTCTTATATTAGATATTTTTGTCTGTATATAGGTACCTACCTTTGCATCTGCTGCTCCTATACCCCAACCACTGCCTACTCCGGCTTGTGGGGTATGTCCCGCATGCGGACCAAATATTTCTATAGACCTGTCGTAATTTTCATTTTTTGAAATATCAAGAATAAGTAAAGTTTTTGTTGTTATAGTGTTATCGGATACCTGAAATTTATCAATAAAATTTTCTGATTTTAATTTACTTGTAAGTAATTTTACTTCCTCTTTAAGATTCTGTATCTCTAGATTAATAACACTATTCATACCAGTCATATCATTATCAAGAATAGTATTGTCAAAAGTATCAATAAGATTACTATCTAAATTTTCATTTTTTTCTAAATTCGATAATATGTTTTCGTCGCTATGGTCATATCTTTCAAATCCTTCAAAATCAGTGAAACTTTTTAGGAATTCTTCAGAACCCTTTTCTAATAATGTTTTTCCGTCCTCTAAATTTTCATCTATTTCTCCTAATATATCTTCAATTGGTTCCTCTGGCTGGATTTCTAAACTGTTGTTATTTAAACTGTTGTTACTTTCAAAATTCTCAATCGTATTTAAATTGGAAGCAAAGTCATTATATTCTTCATTCTCTATAGTTTCGTTCATAACAGGGAGATGCATGTCAAGAGTGTTAGTTGGAACAGATATATTGGGTGTAGGTGTGTTCTGGATTTTACTTACCAGAAAGGGACTAATTGTTTCTATTGCCATATTATTTAAATCTTCTACACACAAATCCTTTTTTGAAATTTTGATAAGAAGTTTATTAACAATTCCTTTGTATTTATCACCTTTAGTATCGATATCATAATTAATCTGACTGTAAATACGTTCTTTTATAGAATTATATAATTCATCTATATTAGATTCTAGTAAAAAATTTATACTATTCATTTAAAATATTAAAATAAAAAAAAAGAAAATAAAGAACCTATACTAAAAAATATTTTTTACGATAACTTAACATTGTATCATCATCTATTATTTTCTTACAGAATCTGGAGAATGTAGTTTTGGTTGTAAGCATTTTAATTATAAAGTTTATACAATACATACCACATTCAGAAAATTTATACTGATGTCTTATATTATTTATATGTTTTTTCATATTTATACCTAATTGTTTATATTGGTGTTGGAGTTTATCCATTAATTCAACAATTTCGTTTTCAGGGGGATATCCATAAGAATCAAAATAGAATATACCCTTCCTATCTGTATCTACAAAAAGCGCGGTCCAATGTGATCCTGGTTCATCATGTTTATCGAGATTAAAAATAATACCTATTTTGGTTTTATTTTTATCAAGAGTTCTTATCTCTATACTACACAAATCATCAACCATACACATACCTTTTTTGTTTTTTAAATCAAAATCGATTGGTACTGGTCCTATAAATGTAAAATCATCTCTGTCATTTTCATACTGTTTCATAACATTAATAATATTATTAGAATCAAGCCATTCCCTTGGATTCTTTTTCCATTTTGCAGGCATATCTGGTCTAAAAATACCAGGAATATTTAGTAATTGTTTATTCCAACACCATTCTGTATTACAGGTTTTTCCTAATTTATTATTAAGTTGTTGCCAGACCACCTTTTTTTTTTTTGAGTTTAAATTAATTTTTTTTTTTTTTTTTTTTTTCCATTTTTTATTTATTTTTAAATTTTTTTTTTTTGATTAATAATTTTTTATTTTTTTTTTAGTTTTTTTTTTTTTTTTTTTTAAATTTTTTTTTTTTCTTTTTTTTTTTTTTTTGAGTTTAAATTAATTTTTTTTTTGTTATGTTTATTCCATTTTTTAGTCATCTGTAAAAGTTGTTTTCTTGAATAACAAGTATTGATTTTTTTGTTAGTTTTTGTTTTTGGACTACAAAATTTCTTTCCCTTTAAGGTTTTTCTCATATAATAAGAATAGAAAACTTTATTGTTTATATGGGATTTGGAGGTAGGGGCATTCGTGATCTTTTCTTTGCTCTTGTTGTCTTTCTTCTTTTTCCATTATTACTATTATTATTATTATTATTATTACGATTGTTGCGGTTACTATTAAATGTATTATATTTACCCTTTTTTGTCCTTGTAATACGTGCCAATAAATTTCACAACCCCCTTCATTATAATATATATAAATATATTTAAAATTAGCAGTATAATAATTAATAATGACTAATTTCAGAAAAGTTTGCGTTTTTAATCAGAGTTTTGGCCTCCCCCATACTGATACACTAGAACCAGATGTTCTAAAAGAAAATAAAAATTTGTCCAAATTGCGGGTTGATTTGTGTGTGGAAGAGGCAGAAGAATTGACTGAAGCCATTACAACTAGCGATTTTACAGAAGTGATTGATGCACTTACAGATGAACTATATGTTGCTTATGGTGCTGGTTCATCTTTTGGTATTGATTTGGATAATCTGTTCCGTTATAAAGTATTTAACAATATATGGAAAGAAACGCACCCAGAAAAGGGTGATTTGGATATTGAAAGTTTTGAAGAAACTGTTCTAAGATGCCCTTATGTAGAGACAGATATGTTGACCCTTTCTAATTACAAACTTCTTAAAAATATTCTAGAAAATACAGATTCATTTTTTACAAAAAAACGAGTAGATACGATTAATAGTGATGATATTTTTAGTGATAAAATTAAAACAGAGGAGTATGATAATATTCAAATTATGTTTAATGAACTTCATATGAATCTAAAACAATCGGTGAGTCATCTAGTAAAGAATAAGGAAAGCATGAATTTTACTGGTGTTATGGGTGATCTGGTGGATATTCTTCATGATACCTATAAGCTTGGTATTTTCCTAGGTATTGATTTGGATGTTTCTTTTGATATTGTTCATAAGTCGAATATGTCTAAACTATGCATTAACGAACAGGAGGCAGAAGATACAGTAAATAATTATAAGTTGAATGATAAAAGGTATAATAGTCCAGAATATAGGAAATCAGATAATAACAAGTACTGGGTTGTGTTTAATCGTGATACAGGAAAGATCCTAAAATCAATTAATTATACTCCAGCTAACTTTAGTGAACTATTTTAATATAAAGAGTTTATGATTATATTTTCTATGAATAGTGATAATAGTGAATTATATAATAGTGACGAATATATTTCTGATGATGAATCTACAGTAAATTTAGAAGCCCAGATATTAAATAATAGATATATTTGTTTGATGTTTCTTTCTAATGGTTCTTTTTCTTCAGTATGGGTTGTGTATGATATTTTAGATTTTAATCTAAAGTCTGCAAAAATATTTTATAAAAGTCCGGATGAATTTAATAATGAAAAACAGATATTCGAGAAATTAGATACAGGTAATAAAAATATAGTTGAATGTATTGATATATTTGAGGAGGATGGATTGATGGTAATTGTAACCGAACTTTTGGGAATAAGTCTACTAGATATTATAACTGATATGAATAGTAATAAGTATACTTTATTTACACCGAACATTAAATATATATTTTATCAGATACTGAATGGTATGAATGAACTACATTCTAAGGGAGTGATACATGCAGATATAAAACCAGATAATATTCTTTTGAATATTTTTCCAAATAATATAAAAAGAATGAGTGATTTAATTTCTAAACTAAACATTTTTGATGTCTATAATCAGATACAATCACAGTTAATACCAGAAGATTTTGAATTATTTAATAGAAATAAAAAAAAAATGGTTAAACGAAAAATAAAACAAAAAACCTATAAACTTATTAGAGATTATTTGTTTAAAAAAATAGATTTTAGTAATATCCAGAAATTAGAGAGAAATTATGATGTTGATAGAATTTTAGAACATAATTTTATTCTAAAGATAATAGATTTTAGTAATTCGGAATTAGAAGATCATATTACTCAGAATGAATTATATATTAGGTGTTATAGACCTCTGGAAAATATAATAAATATAGATTATAATAAGAAATCAGAGGTATGGGCTATTGGGTGTTTATTTTATGAATTGATAACCGGAATGTCTTTATTCCAGATAAAAAGATATAAAACAGAGACAGAAACAAATAAGAATCACATTTATAATATATTAGAAACCTTTAAAAATCATAGTTATAAAGATATTATAGAGGGAAGTGATTTCTATGATATATTTTTTATAAATGATGAATTAAAAAACAAACCAAGATATGATGTATTAGATTTTAAACAAAAATTAATTCATAATTCGAATATAGAATTTGATATTGATGAAATGTATCAGTTTTTGTCATGTTTCTTTATTTATAATATCAACCTAAGACCTGATTGTAGAATCTTATTAAATCATACATTTTTTAATAGGTAAGGTTAATTTTATAAAATAAAAGATTATAAAAATTATATGGATTCTCAACAAAATGTACCAGGAGCAAAAACCCTAACTCAAGCGGCTAGATTATCAATAACAATTTCTAAGCCTATGTGTTTTTATTTTTATCAGGATTCTTGTAATGATAATATTAAAATCTGTGCGAATGATACAGATAAAATCATTTTCAAATCTATGGACGAACATACATCTTCTATAAGTAATATTTATAAGGTAGATACAGAATATTTGATAGTAACTGAAAATACAATTTATATTATTTCGGCTAAGACTAAGGTTGCAAAAATGCCGGAAGAACTATCATATAATTAATAACTTAAACCTAATTTTTATTATATTTATAAATGGAATCTTTCAATCTATCTTTAGAAAATCTACAGAAAGAATACCTTAAGAAACAATTTTTAAAAAATTTATATATTTATTATCTAAATAAAGGATATTATAATATTATCTATACACATCTTAATATTATATTTTCTGGATTATTTCTAATTTTTTATACAATTTTTTTATACAACTGTATAAAATGGAATAAAATAGTATATATTAAAACCCCGACTAATTTGAATGATATAATAGACCTAACTAACTTTTTTAGTTTTAATTTTTCTATCTCTATATTTTTTATAACATTTGTTGTTATATTGATATTTAGAGTAGTAAATCTTATAAACGATATATCATTATTTATATCGATTAAAGAATTCTATAATGACGAATTAGAAATAGAAGACAATGAATTAGGTATTATTAAGTGGAATACTGTTATTAATAAATTTAAAGATAAATATAATGATGATGATATAACTATTTACTATATTAATAATAAAATTACAAGTATAGATAATTATTTCATTAGTTTAGTAGATAAGAATATAATTAAGACTAAAAATATCAGTAAATTGTTTGAATGGAATATAAAATATTGTTTTATTAATTCACTTTATTCAAAAAATAAACTAGACACAAAGTTTATACATAAAACTGATGATTTTTATAAAGAAATAGAAAAAAAGATTCTTAGTGTTATAGTTGTAAATTTTTTGTTTATGCCATTCATTATAAATTATATGATGTTGTACAATATATTTAATTATGGGGAAAAATTATATACAAATCCATCCTATTTGTTTAATAGAAGTTGGACTAGACTAGCAAAATGGAAATTTAGGAATTATAATGAATTGGATCATGAATTTAATGAACGATTAGTAAAATCTGATAGAATTTGCAATGAATATTCTAACTTATTTAATAATAAAATATTAGAAACTATAAGCAGTTTTCTTTTATTTATCCTAAGTTCTATTTTCGTAACATTCATATTATTTAGTGTAATCAATGAAAAATTGTTAATAAATCTGTATGTTATTGAAAACAAACAAATGTTCTGGTTTATGGGTATAATAGGTTCTTTTATAGCTATTTTGCGTACAACAGTTAATAAAAATATCGATTGTTACCCAAATGAAAAGATGAAAGAACTAAAACAAAATATTAATTCTATACCAGATACATGGTTAGAAGTAAAAAATTCTGAATTTTTTAAATATAATAAGAATAAATTAATTATTATTGTGTATGATTTTTTTTACACGATAAATGCACCATTTGATTTGTTCTATTTATATCTTGATAGAAACCGAATCTTTGATTTTTTGAATAATATAACAATAAATTCGGCCCAATACGGTCATATAAATAAATATTCATTATTTGATAATAATTTTATTATTAATGATGATAAAAAAAAATCTGATTCATTAGAAACATTTAGAAATAATAATACTTAACCTATAATAGGTATTATCAATTCTCCAGATGATTGTATAAACATTTTAACAATAAGAGAATCTGAAATACGTTCTAGATAAATAAAGGAACCGGGTAATATATTTATATCACTTCTATTTGAATTCATTAATCTTATTTTATTGTATACATTTTTAACAATAGTTTTTTTACTAATTTGATTGTTATTGTTACCAGTTAAGAAACATTCAAAGGCGACATCTGTAAATCTAAGACCTGTATTCAATATATCAATTTGGAAAAAGTTTTTGGATATAATAGTATTATTATTAAATACGAACAAACTCTTATGGTTGTAACCTTCTAAATCAACTGAAATCATATTTTTAGATAAATTGTTATTTTGTTTGTTTTTATTGAACCTAACAATACTATTATTTTTTACTGGGAGTATATCCCCTTTATTTATATCTATTATATCATTACCTTTTTCTCCTAACTCGCCAAAAACACTATTAGCTTGTAATTTAGTTGGGATAAAATTCTGATTTGCAATACCTTCTAGTGAAATCGCTAATTTTAGGGCAATGTTAGGTTCTGTTAAAATATCCTTTGTATTAGAGATTTTACCTGTTCCAAATTTACCAAAATTCTGATTCCACTGTGGATTTAGACCGAGTATAGTAGTGCTAATACCATTATTATACCATACCTTAGAAGCAAACATACCATCTGTTCCATTCATACTATTAGATGATTTAAGATCATTAAAAATGGTAGGTGTCATATTATCTGGTAATTTTTCTCCCCAGTTGTTAATTGCCTTTAATTTATTATTTGAATCTACAAAAACGTTAAAGAAATTTATCATAACATAAATTAATGTTACAGTTGAATCAGTCTGTGGTGTATCAAATTCTAATTTAAGAGAACGTTTTTTATTATTATTGTTATTTAGATATCCATTAATTTTTGTTTCTGAATCTGTTTTATGTTTATTATTTGAAAAATCTATAAGATATATATGTTTTTTGGGAACTTGACCATGACTAGTAAGAGTTACAACTCTTCTATAGTATATAGCATCTAATTTTGGATTAGATGTAACCCATTGCTTGTCGTCATTATCTACATGAACGGTTAAATAATTAAATCCATCATGTGTATCCCAAGGACCCGGGACATCACTACTATATTTAAATATATCATTTGGATTTAGATCTGTATCAGAATTTGTGTATACTGTAAATAATCCGGTTGTACCAGGAATATTAGGTATAACCAATGGATCAGCAGTCTCAGTAGTATCTGGATCTGCAATTCTAGCATCTTTTCTAAATACAAAATATACGAATTTTACAGGGCCATCTGTTAAAACATCCCTACAAATGATTTCGTTATTCTCAACTGGTTTATGTTCCATAGCAAAATTATCAAAATAAACTCTGTAAGGTGTATTTATATTTTTATAAGAATCATACAAACTATCAATTGTATTTTTTAATTGCGAATCACCATTATTATTATTTGCCCTTATACTATCATAGATAATCTGAATAGATTTAATTTTTTTATCTTTAAATGTAGAATAGGATACAGAGCCAGACGTTACAACTAAATTCTTAATAGGTCTTGTTTTTATAGAAATAGACAAACACATTTCGCGGATATTATTACTTTTATTTACAAGAAAATGTGGGAAAGCACTTTCATTATTTTTTGAAAACCAAAAATGTAATGGTACATAAATAACGGACGGGTGTATTTTAAATTTCTGTAATGTTGGTGTTCCGGATACCTTTCCTATAGTATTCCATTCTTCACTATTTTGGTCGTGTAATTCATTATAAATATCTAGCCATAATCCATAGTCCGTTTTTTTTGTAATAATTTCTTTTCCGAATGCACTTAATGTTATACTTTCAATTAAAGCATGTCCAATATTATCAACCCAATTTAAATATTGTGGGTCTTGTGCAACAACTACCGCATCTCTTTCAGCTTCTGTCAGGAGTGCTGGTAGTTCTACACGTAGAGTCATATCAGTAATCCATCCATCAAAATTTTCATCTATATGAATTGGACCAAATGTTCTTCCAAAATCCGCATCATTCCCATTATTAAACTCTTTTACTGTTTTCTTTTTTTCAAAATAATCAAAAATAACAGGTTCTGGATTATATAGATTGAATTTTTTATTATTTGATAAAAAGTCTTTTGCCATTATTATTAATATATATTATTATTCAGTTGTTTAAACTTTAATTAAATTCTATTTGTATATTAATATGGTTATCGAAAAAGATTGTGAAACTGATGCTAAATTTGAAAGTATTACATTTGTTAAGAACACTACTTCGCTTGATGAGACATCTATTGCAACATTTGAACATATTTATTATGATCCGGTCAAGGATAGGATTGTTACCGATAGAGCACTAGAAACCACTCTTAATTCATTGTTTTTAGGAGAACATCATAAAATGAGTTCAGGTGGAGAAAATATATTCTTTACAAATCTTTCAAGCAATATAAATTGGTATCCTTCATGGGGTGGTTTAAGAGATCATAGTGTTTTAGCAAATCAATCATCATCTGGTGTAATATCTCCTTCTGCAAGAGTTTATAAATCATATGTACCACGTCCCTTGGGAGGAAATCCTGTTCCAGGTACATCTATATTCTATTCGGGTACAAATTTTTTTGGGGGTAATATTCAGGGTGTTGGTGTTAAGACCGTTATAGCTGAACCTATTTCAGCAGATATTGTTTTAAGATATGAACTATCTGTTAATAATGTTAGGACCTACGTTCAATATAATAATACGCATAATGGGTTTTCTGTTGGAGATGACTTGGAGTGGTGGTTCGACCACCCAATTGATATAGTCGCTGGTTCAACAAATACTGTAAATATTAATAAAATAAATAGTGAAGGGGTCGACACAGGTTATCTTCGTGTTTATGAAGGAGATGTTCCTGCGGTTCCGGTAGGTTCACCCGCAGGCACAGCAGCAATTCCAAGATATCAAACATCAGTAATGTCTAGATTATTTGTAGATAAATCTATATGTTTTGAATCAGATTTAGAAATATTAGACCTTGATGGTTTTTATAATATTTATGTTAATCCGTTGTATACTGGTAACGATTCAAATGGAACTTTACTAAAACCATATATTAGTATATCGGATGCTGTTACAAATTCAACATTAACAAATAATAAAATTTTTATCCAGGGAGACAATATAATAACATCTGAAATTATTTTACCGCGTAGTTTAAGTTTTTTTGGGTTAGATGGAACAAAAATAAGATATCAAACGTTTGATGTTTCTAATGAGAATATTTTTAAATTTATAGGAACGGATAATACATTAGAATTTTTATTCAAAAATATAGAATTTAGTAATGCTGGCGACTATGCACTAAATATAACAAATTCAACTAGATTAGATGTAATAGATTGTAGTTTTTATACTAACGGATGGAATGGAACAAATCTTAATACAGTAGTATCTTCTACTATTAGTAATGTATATGGTTATGATTCTACAAATGTAAATTTAGACAATTTTTTTAATTCAGCTGATATATCAAGCAATAGTGGAGCGGTTTTATTAGAAAATATTAATACATTACAGATAGTAGGTAATAAATTTATTAAAAATAATGGTAGTATTAGAATTATAGATTGTGGTATAGGAAGCACTGTATTTATTACAAGAAATGTTTCTTCACAAAATGTAGGGGTTGGTATATCCTTGGAATCAGGCACTCTTCTAGGATGTCAAAATATTACAACGTTGATGAATTATAGTTCATTTAATGCTAATAATGGATTATCGGTTGTTGGTGGTATTAATAATAAATTTTCTCAAAACGAAGTAAATGGTAATTGGAATGCTGGATTTTATGCTTCTGGTGCGGTTAACACGACTTTAAGAGATAGTGGATTATATGATAACAACCGGTCTTTATTTACTGGTATAGGTACTGATAGTAATTCTAAAGCAACTATACATTTAAATGAAGAATCTGATTTAATAAAAAATCAATTACAGACTAATACTTTATCTAAATTTATAGTTGAAATTCTAGATACACAAATACATAATACTGGACTAGGTTCTAATACGAGTAAAATAGGTATATATATATCTGTAAATATAGGAAGTCTACCTGATTCTGACAAAAATATAATAAAAATAGATGATGTTGGATTTATAGGTCAGTATTATGCCGTAGATTTAACTGAAGTAAATATTACAAACATAAGATTATCATTAGGAGATAACTCTTATCAGAATATAGGATTATATGCAGTAACTACACCTTTAGGCGGTATGTATTCCGAACTACCATTTTCTAATCATATTATGGAGGTGCCACAATTAGATGTTTATGTAGATACAATAAAAAATATAATATCTCTAAAAGAAGGTATTGGAGGAAATGTGATAAATAATTATGCAGTAAATGAACTACAATCTATTAATCACACTACACATATAAATATTATTCAAAAAGGTAGTAATAAAATACAATTAAGAGGACTTGAATTAGGACAGATATCAATAAATGGAGTTTCGGCGGGGGAAACATTATCGTTTATAAATAATTCGTTAAATGCGGTTTTTAATATGGATTTAACAAAATACAAAGAATTTTTTATTTCAGAAGTAGGATTAAACCCTGGTAATATTTTACCGGCACAAACCGACAATTGGTATATATCATATGGGATTCGAATAAATGAAAAGGTATTAGTTGGAGAAATGGTAACAGATTTAGAAGACAAACAACCATTTTATAATGGTAATTTATTAGAAAAAGGACATCAATATACGTGGACACACGATACAGTTGGTGAATATATTATAGGATTATGGGTTGGTGCAGAAACTCCTGTAAATATTACAGAATCTAAAAAAATTTCTAACTGGGATGTTGCCTTTTCATTTAAACACAAAAATCCAATCAGTTTAAATAATCATGTTGCTGGAATGGGTCCAATAACTACTGATATAGGTGGATCTGTTGCCATAGACCTAAATTCAAGATATTCCGAAGGATATTATAATATTAATAATTCTACTAAATTATCTTTAAGATATGGTAACGATAACTACCTATATTTATTTGATGTTACAAATAATAAAAATACTATTATTGCGGCATCAAATACAGCATTAACTGGAGACAATCAAACTATATATTTTGCTGGTACAAATACTCCATCCGCAAGATTTCCAGTAATGCAAGAAAGTACAGATATATGGTCGTTCGTCCATGATTTAGATAGTTCTGAAAATAATGAATGGTCTGATGGTATTGAAGAAGATTCTATATTAAAATCAAATATGGAAATAAATCCAGGTGAAAAAATAAACATAGACCTTTCCTATTTTGGTAGAGGCGAGATATTTGGGCTTGGTTATACAGGTGCCTCTACAAATGTAAACAATGCCCCAGATACTATAACTGATTCATTTAAATATGAAACAACCGAAACTATTCTAGTAGACCCGGTTTTTTGGAATATAAATGTAAATTCAGTCAACTATCAAGTCGATAATAGATGGAAAAAATTAAATGTGTTGTCTAATGTAGGTATTATATCATTAAGATATTATAGTGATAATACCTTAGTTTTATTTTCTGAAGATAATGATGACATAATAGCAACAAAAAACATAAATCTGGATGGAGACCCATTTAATTTATATTTTGGTGTAAACGAAGCTCACCCCTTTGAACGAATTCCATCTATTCAAAAATTTTCCTTGAATGAAGAGGAGAATGATAGTAATAGGATTACATGGTATTATATAGAAAGTCCAGATGGTGTTTTTCATTATCCACTCTTTAAAACACAAGAAGAAGCTAATACAATTGATAGAGTAGAAGGTGGAACCGGACAAAATACAACAATTACTTATGTTGATGATATAATTAACGGAACAATATGGTATAAACCTGTAACAAATTTTGTTAATAATGGAATAACCAATCCATCTGATGGAGTTTTTGGTAATTCTACTAATGTGTTATGGAATGAACAGGCTACTAACGATGATTCTAATTATGTCCCAACATTTACCAATATAACATATACAATCCAAGAAGGTAACCCTATAAATATCCCATATAAAACTTCAGGTGATACAAATACATATACAATAACAAATATACCGCTTGGATATACAAATACAGGAACAAATATAACCAGAAGTAAGGCTGAAGATATCACTAATGGTTATGGATTAATAATAACTCATGTTTTAAATGTTTCTAAATTTAATAATTATGGGTCTGTTCAGGGAACTATTACTATAAATATTCTTCCTGATTTATTAGGAAATGAATTTCAAATTATAGAAAAGGAAGATAGCGGGGTAATAAATAATATAAAATTTACTCAAGATGGAGGAAATACTGAATTAGAATTTAGTTCAGTTATATTTTATGCGGGGGAAACATATAAATTTTACATAGATGATTCAAGTATAGAAGCGACTGATGCTATTGAGATTGTATTAAATTCTGATGGTTCTACATATTTACCTGGTGTAAGTTATTCTACAGAAACAATAAGTACTGTTGGTTCGTTTATGCAATTTATTTTACCAGAAGATGTTCCACCTGTTAGTATTAAGTGGACTAGTGGGTCTGGTGAAGTAATTACTTTATCTTTAACAATAAATGGGTCTTCTTTGGTTGAGAATATATCAGGTATTATATTAGAAGGACCATCTGCAAATCAAACGGGTAATAATCTGTTTGATAATGGTGGTGGACACGGTTGGATGGGTTTTAATGAAACATTAAGTGCAGGACAGAGATTAATTTTACCAGGAGAATTTCTTAAAGATTTAGCATTAACTATGTCTGATAATAGCAATGTTTTGATTGGATTGAAAGATGACGCCTGGGGAAATTTTAAAATAGGTGCTACTGGATTAAAGGAAGAAGTTAGAATTGTTCTAACCAGAAATACTTCAACATCAGTAGATATTACTATTGGTATTAGTGCCGGTGTTACAATTAATAATATATCTACCAGTCCGAATGGATTAGAAAATATAGATGCCTTTATAGAGATACCTTCAACTGGTAATAATATTAAGATTGGATTTACTGAACCAGGTGTTACTGGTAGTTCAGATGTAATAACAACACCTTATAGTGATTGGACTACCGGTCATAAAGGTGATATTGGATCCCAATCGTATGTTATAAGTTCGATTGATATTCTTGTTTTCGGACTGGGTACAACTACAGCTTTGAATACAGATGATGTAGATTGGTCGGTGTTAACCAAAATTTTTGCCCCTGTAAATATTCTTTCTCCATGGTCTAAAGCAATAGATTTTACCTCAACTAACCATAATCTATCTAAAATTCAAACAACTTCTGTATCTTCTCCAATATCCCAGGATTTGAATACGACTGTAGTTGAACCAGTTACTTCTGGTAATACAACTAATGATAATAATGGTAGACCTTGGGCTACTTCAGTTGTCTTTAATGTTGATGGGGATACGACTAGTCAGTATATTTGGAATCAGGGAGACGGTGTTGGTAATGCGAATATATACCTAAAATATATTAATAATTCTGGTAGTGGTAACCTATTTTTTGGTTGGTCTGATAGTAGTTCAACCCCAAATGAAATATATATAGGTTTGGCATCTACAAATATTTGGACGGGAGTATATATAGGTTATAATGGAACAAGATTATCTTCATCTGATGCAACAGCTGCTAACTTAGCTGCTTGTTTCGATATTAGGCTTATGGATAGTAATAATCATTGGACTTTAGGTCCAAATATATCTACTACATCTCAATGGGGATTAGGTTCTTCTACTATTGGTATTGGTATGGATAATATTGTAAGTGGGTTATTTACTGTGGGTAAACCTTTTGATGGTCAAGTCGCTTCTATGGTTGTAACTACATTACGAATAAACTTTCTTATGCCAACAAATGCGGAAATATTACAATTAATAAAAGACCCAGTTAGATGGGTAACTGAATATAAAATTGACTCTCTTTATAGACCACCACATGTGAATTATAATAATGCTGATTTCCAATTAACGTGGGCGCCCTCGCGAGCTACACAAGTCTGGTTAATGGGAGATGGTATTCAAGATGGTTTTACAAATAGTATACGAAATTATATTTATACACACGATTCGATAAATACTCAGTTAAATATTAATAACATGTTAGCGAGTAATATAATAGATATAACTATACCAAATTTATAATTGAATTATTTATTATTTTTATTTAATTGTATCTATATATATTAATATGGTAATTGAATCAAAATGTGATACAGATGCTAAATTTACTAATATTACATTTATAGATAATAATACAACTATAACAAGCGATGATAATAAAACTCTTGAACATATTTATTATAATCCAGATACTGATAGGATTGAAGCAGATAGGGCAATAGAAACTACTCTTAATTCATTGTTTTTAGGAGAAAAACATAAAATGAGTTCAGGTGGAGAAAATATATTCTTTACAAATCTTTCAAGCAATATAAATTGGTACCCACCCTGGGGAGGTATAACAGATCAAAAAATAGAAGATAACAGAACACAGCAAGGATTAATACATCCATCCGGGCGTGTATATCAAGATTTTAACCCAGTTCCACTTGGAGGTACACCTGTTACTGGTACTTCTATACCATATTATGGAAATAATTCATTCCCATTTAATATACAAGGGGTTGGTATTACTACACAGGTCGCTGAAGTTGTTCCTACTAATATAAAATTAAAATACGAATTTTCAATGAAAGGAATTGCTGTTTATAATCAGTTTTTAAAACACCCAACTGTTTTAGATCCTGCAGACCCAAATAGCAGATTATTAACTTGGTATTTTGATCACCCTATAGATATTACAGGTTCTGATTCAAATAGAGGAGTAAATACTGTATCTATTACAAAGTTCGATGAAAATGGGTTAAACCTAGGTTATCTTTTAGTATGCGAAGGTATAACGCCAGCGATTCCTCTAGATGAATTCGGAAACGAGATAGGTGCTGTAGCAATTCCTAGATATCAAACAACCGTTTTATCACGATTTTTTGATGATAAAGATATTTGTTTTGTAGATGATTTACAAATATTAGATATTGTTGGATTTCACAATATTTATGTAAATCCAGATTACCCAGATAATGATGAAACCGGTACAGTCTTAAAACCATTTAAAACGATTTCTGATGCGGTTAATTCATCTAGTTCTGGTGATAATATATTTATTAAAGGAGATAACATTATTACATCTGGAATTACATTACCACACAGTCTAAAATTTTATGGACTTGATGGAAGTAAAATTAGGTATGCATCATATTCACAAAATAATGAAACTATTTTTACAGTTGAAGGGAGTATAGGTTCTCAAAACAAGTTTGTTTTTAATAGTATAGATTTTAGATATTCTGGAAATTATGCTATAAAAATAAATTTATGTGAAAGTGTAGATATTATAGATTGTACCTTTTTATTTAATGGATGGAATGGAGTAGGTCTGGATACAGGTTCAGCGGAATCACTACCGACATATGGTTATAATAGTTCAAAAGCTAATTTAGGGACAAATAAAGATACAAATATGTCTGAGGGGGGGGCTATACAACTAAGTAATTTAAATGCAGTTCAACTAATAGGTAATAAAATACTTTATAATTTTGGTGCTATTAGATTACTAAGTTGCTGTAGATATGGTAATGGATTTATAACTAGAAATATAATTTCAAAGAATATAGAAAGTGGTATTTATTTAAATAAATTCAATCCTATACCAGATTCTTCATTTGGATGTTTTAATATTACAGTTCTTATGAATTATATATCATTTAATGCAGAAAATGGTATTTTTCTATGTACAGGAATGAATAACAAATTTTCTCAAAATGAAATAAATGGTAACTGGAATGCTGGATTTTGTTCATGGAGTGCTGGAAATATAACACTAAGAGATAGTGGGTTATATGATAATAATAGAACAGAATTTACAGGTTCAGGAAATGATGGACAAGCAAAGGGGTCTATCCAAATTAATGAAGGAACAGATACCTTTACAGGAAATGAATATAGACTAGATCAAAAAAGTGGAAATTTTATTATAGAAATTTTAGATACACAGATACATTATACAGGGGTTGGGTCGACTTCTTCTAAAATAGGAATATATATAGACCAACAGGTTGGTGATTTAAGTGATAACGATAAAAATATAATTAAAATAGACGATGTAGGATTTATAGGTCAGGATTATGCCATTGATTTATCTAATGTAGATCTATCTAATATTCGACTTTCATTAGGTGATAATTCATATCAATCAATAGGTGTAATGGCTGTAACTACACCATTAAATAATTCTAAATATTCTGAACTACCCTTTTCTAATCATGTTATGGCTGTCCCTATATTAGATGTTTTAGTTGATGTGTTAAATCATAGTATATCATTACTAGATGGTATTGGGGGAAATATTATAAATGTTTATTCTATTAATGAATTAGAATCAGTATTAGTTAACACCAATTATGTAAATATTATTCAAACTAATACGTATAAAATACAACTTAGAGGATTAACACATGGCAATGTTTATGTTAATGGAGTTGTAGCTGGTACTGATATTAACACTATGAATAATACCTTGAATGAAGCCTTTAGAATGAGTTTAATAAATTATAAATCTTTCTTAGTTTCCGAGATTGGATTAAATCCTGGAAATATTTTTCCTACACAAGTTGATAGTTGGAAAATAGCATATGGTGATAGAAAGGATGAAGTAATAACCGATAATTCGGTTGTTTCATCTATTAGTGACCAACAACCATTTTATAATGGTAATACATTAGAAAAAGGACATGAATTTACATGGACACACGATAATACTGGAGAATATACTATAGGTATATGGAGTGGGGCAGAAGAAGAGGTCTCAAGAAGTGGGGGAAATACCTTATCAAATTGGAGTGTGTCATTTTTATTTAGAAAAAATAATGGTGCACAAGGTATTACTGATAATGTTGCTAGTGAAGGAATAAAGAACACCAATATTGGGGGTTCAGTTGCTATTGACCTTAAATCAAGACATACTATAGGTTATTATAATATTACTAATAATACTAAATTCGCTTTAAGGTATGGTATGGATAATTACTTATATTTATTGGATATAACAAATAATACAGAAGTTATAATTGCGAGATCTAATAGTATATTGATAGGAAATAGTCAGATAATCTATTTTTCTGGTGATAATTCGCCAGATGCCGTATTTCCAGTGATACAAGAAAGAACAAATATATGGTCTGTTGTCCATAAGTTTGATACTTCGGAGAATGACGAATGGATTGATGGGGTTGAGGAGGATTCAATAATTAAATCAAACATGGAAATAAATCCGGGAGAAATGGTAAAAATATATTTAACCTATTATGGAAGAAGCGAACGTATTGGAATAAATTATACTGGTGCTTCTAGTGGAAATAATAATGCGCAAAATGATATTGTTAGTCATTTTATATATAGAAATAATGAAAGTATTGAACCAATAACAGATTGGACACCTAACACAAGTTCTTCTAACTGGGATTCTGGTAATAATTATTGGAATCATGTAAATAATGCTGGCGTAATATCATTAAGATATAATACAGATAATAGTTTAGTTTTATTTTCCGATGAAAAAAATGAAATTATAGCTACAAAAACAGTCCCATTAGATGGTACCGCCTTTAGTGTATATATTGGATTTAATGAAAGCCAACCATATGAAAGAATTCCGAAGATTAAAAAATTGTTAATAGAAAATGTAGAATATGGTGATAATTTAATAACGTGGTATTATATTGAAAGTCCCGATGGAAATTTTCAATATCCATTATTTAAAAGGGAAGAAGAAGCTAAATTAGTAGATACAATAGAAACAGGTTCAGGTACTTCTTCAACTATATCTTTTATAGATGATATTAGTAGAACAACATGGTATAAACCTGATACTAATTTTGTAAATAATGGAACTGTTAAACCACCACGTGGAGCATGGGGAGGGTCTACTGATATTATATGGAATGAACAAAAAACATTAGATGATTCTAATTATGCACCAACATTTAGTAATATCGTTCATACTACGCAAGAAAACACTGGTATAAATATTAAATTTAACACAGAAGGTAATACATATACATATGAATTTAATAATGGATTACCGATTGGTTATTCCCTAAATACTACAACTCCCCCAACAAGACTTCTAGGGACAACCGAAATAATTGAATTTAGTGTACCAATACAACATGTAATAGATGTAACTAAATCGAATAGTTTTGGTTCAGTAACAGGTCAAATTATTATAAATGTTTTACCTAATATAACATCTAATGAATTTACAGTTATATCAATTCCAGCCGATAATAATTTAAAATTAACCCAAGATAATGGTGTTACTGAATTAAGCATGTCAAATGAAGCAAACTCACCTATATTTAAAGCAGGCGAAACATATAAATTTAATTTGGACCATAGTAGTATAGTATCAACCGACGAATTAGATTTTTTCTTACTATCTGATATACAAATTCAGATATATGGTGGTGGTGCTACTGCTTATGGAACAGGAGTTACCACAAATGGGACTTTTGGTGATGCTGGTTCTTATGTACAAATAGAACTAGATGATGATGTTCCACCTCTATTTCTTAGATGGAAGGCCACTGATAGTATTACAAGAATAATAAATATTAGTATTGAAGATTCTACATTTGAAGATAATCAATTAGCTAAAACTGTTATAGGTCCGAGTTCTAATATAAATGGAACCCAAGTGACGGACAAAATATACGTAGAACTAAATGTTAAACTTCTACCTGGTCAACGATTAATTATACCAAAAGAATTTTTAAAATCTGCAACAACCGTTATGGATTCTTCTACAAATGATCCTGAACTAAATACTCCATTACAGATTGGAATAAAAAATACAACACTCTTTAATGAAAATGATCCTTTTTTTGATTCGTCTTCTAATCCAATAACATATTTAAATAACTTTGTTGGTGATCAAGTGTTATCAAAATTTATAAGACAAAATAGTGTAAGTATAGAAAATAATATGGTTGATGGTCTAATTGATATATCAAGCGAAAGTTTTAGTAATTTAGAATATGGTATGTTTATAGAAATTCCAATAGAAGGTGATACGGTTCGTATGGGTGTATGGGCTGAACCAGAATCAGGTAATGACCTGAACGGGAATCTAGTAGATGGGGGTGGTTATGATATTAATAATACACCATTCATAGACTGGCCTGGAAATAATAAAAATGTGTTTCAAACAAATATTATACCAAATACAGTTATACCATATTATACAGGAGCTCCGGTTGTATTTAGATTTGATGTTCAAAATAATTCAAGTGCAGGATTTGATCTAAATAATTTAGATTGGGATTCTATCTATAAAGTTGATTCCCCATTAGGTAGTAAAAATTTTAGAACAACAAACTGGAGTAAAGGAGTTGTGTTTAATAGTTCTAATAATAGACTAGTACTAAATAACACTAATAATTTATCTCATGTGTTATCACCTACATTAACATCAACCATTGATTTTGTTCCATTAAATCCAGATGATATTACTAAAACTAGTAAACCATCTAATATAAATAGTAAACCTTGGGCTTGTTCATTAGTGTTTAAACCTAGTACACAACTTAATAATCAATATATTTGGAATGAAGGTTCTGGTTCAGCATCTGATTCTACAAATATATATCTAAGAATAGAAAATAAGGTATTATATTTTGGATGGGGAAAACACATTTATCCATCTACA